AGCAAGATGTAGCAGAAGGCAAAATGTCAGACATTGATTTACATGTTGAAGAAATGATAGTTGACGGCGCAAGTGACGAAGATATTATGGCAATGCATCCTGGCATAGTGACCAAAGAATATTTAAAACAAAAAAGGGCAGAAGTAATGGATAGACCTGGCGAATATGACGAAAGTATCCAATGGCTCAAGCAAATGTCAGGCATAGGGTCAAATGCACGTAGTAATCACGGACTTAGAGAAGGTGAGCCCGGATACCAAATTACTCCAAGAAGTATAATAGCAAGAACATTGCGTAATCTAAGCAAATAAATCAAATTAAAAATTAACTACTTGGAAGGGGCCTTACGGTCCCTTTCATTTTGATCAAAAAAAATTAAATTTTTTTCTTGATCTGCTAAATACTCATGTCATATACTATGTATATAGTATGTGAAATGGCACATACAAGGCTAAAAATAGGCAAAGGAGAATAGGCATTATGGCATCTTTAGCAGAAATTCGTGCAAAACTAAAAGCACAAGAATCACGCGGTGAGCGTGTAGGCGGCGGCGACAACGCAATTTTCCCACATTGGAATATGCCAGAAGGTAGCACAGCAGTTGTGCGTTTCCTTCCTGACGGCAACACCGATAACACTTTCTTTTGGGCGGAACGACTAATGATTCGTTTACCCTTTGCTGGTGTTAAAGGTGATATGAACAGCAAACCGGTACAAATTCAAGTACCTTGCGTAGAAATGTACAAGCAAACTTGTCCAATTCTCACAGAGGTTCGTACTTGGTTTAAGGATTCAAGCCTGGAAGAAATGGGTCGCAAGTACTGGAAAAAGAAAAGTTATATCTTCCAAGGATTTGTAAATGAAAATCCACTTTCGGACGATGTAACTCCAGAAAATCCAATTCGTAGGCTTGTAATTAGTCCTAGCATCTTTAATATTATCAAGGATGCACTAATGGATCCGGATATTCAAGAACTTCCAACAGATTATGATGGAGGAATTGATTTCCGTATTTCAAAGACTATGAAAGGACAGTATGCTGATTACAGCACTTCTAAGTGGGCTCGCAAGGAAACTGCAATAACAGAAGCGCAGCGAGCAGCTATTGACACATATGGTTTGTTTAACTTGTCGGATTTCTTACCTAAGCAACCTACAGAAGTAGAGCTTAACGTAATCAAGGAAATGTTTGAAGCCAGTGTCGATGGCCAGGCATACGATGCAGAGCGTTGGGGACAATATTATCGTCCCTATGGGTTGGAAGTTCCTGAGGGCTCCTCTCAGTCTGACACTCCCGCAGAAACTGTAAAACCCAAACCTGCACCAGTAAAAGCAAAGGTTGAGGTGTCCGAAGAAGACGACGAACCAGCACCAAAACCAACACCCGCTGCTACCAGTGGCGGTAAGAACGCGGACGATATTCTTGCAATGATCCGCGCAAGACAAAAGTCTTAATCAAAATAAAAGGGGAGGGGGAAACTCCTCCCCATTTTTCTAATGAATTTTTGCATAGTATATGAAAACACTAAAGATAAAATTCCTTTTGTTGCAGAAAGGAATAAGGATATCTTAGTTTATTTTGTGGAAAATTTAAACAAGATTAATCAAAATAAATTCATATACAAAGAGCACAGCATTGATTTACGCCTTTGGCCTAATACATTAAAAGGTAAAAAAATCATCAGTCCAAAAGAACTTATCAATCATGTAAAGGAAGTAAATCAGTACTTGCCTACCTACATTAACAAAACTTTCCCTGTGACAGATGATTGTTTTAATCAAGATTATTTGAACAAACTTCATGCTCTTTGGGCAAAGTGGCAAGCAACAGAACAGGTCGATGTTAGTAAAACTGGTCTAATAGAATATTATGATGACAATAATCTTTATCCATATTTTAATGATGTGTTATTTAAAATAGGAAAGGAGGAGCATTACTTTAAAGTTAATGATTTAATTCATAAATTAGAGGAACAGTTTGATTTAATGATGTGTTCAACCACAGATTGGATAAACATAGAAAATCCTTTTCCTAAAGAAAGATGCACCAACAATGTAAGCAACTTTAATATCGCTTTTAATCATCTAGGAAGAACACTATTAGAAAAGTGGCAGCACTGGGATACGCAGTATGAATATCATGATGAAAATACTTTTAATAGTTTACATGGTTTTGTAACAGTAACGCTGAAAAGACCGCAAACAATTTCTTATTCACTAGAGTATGTAGATTGGTGTGAAAAAATGAACTTTGTACCTAGTGGTCATCATATAACTTTGGGAAATATACCAGATTTAGAAAATAAACTAACAGATTATAGAAATATAATGTATAATAATATAATGAACCACTTTAAAATATTATTAGAGGATTAAATGGGAGATCAAAATGAAGCCGTTTGATGTAACGAAGTTCCGCAAAGACATTACAAAAAGTATCGATGGTCTAAGTGTGGGGTTCCATGATCCAACAGATTGGATCAGTACAGGAAACTATGCACTTAACTATCTTATCAGTGGCGACTTTTACAAAGGTGTGCCAATGGGCAAGGTTACGGTGTTTGCCGGAGAATCGGGCGCGGGTAAAAGTTATTTTTGCAGTGCCAATATTGTAAAGCATGCTCAACAACAGGGTATCTATGTTATCTTAGTTGATAGTGAAAATGCTCTAGATGAAACATGGTTACAAGCACTTGGCGTTGATACCAGCGAAGATAAATTGCTACGTCTTAGTATGAGCATGATTGATGACGTTGCTAAAACAATCTCTACATTTATGAAAGACTACAGAGGTCTAGCAGAGGACGAACGTCCTAAAGTACTATTTGTTATTGACTCACTGGGAATGTTACTCACTCCAACAGACGTTGATCAATTTGACAAAGGTGATATGAAAGGTGACATGGGCCGTAAACCTAAAGCCCTTACCTCGCTGGTGCGTAACTGTGTTAATATGTTTGGTAATTACAACGTAGGAATGGTGTGTACTAACCATACGTATGCTAGCCAAGACATGTTTGATCCTGATGATAAGATTAGTGGCGGTCAAGGCTTCATCTATGCTTCAAGTATCGTGGTTGCCATGAAGAAATTAAAACTAAAAGAAGATGAGGACGGAAACAAGATCAGCGAAGTGCGTGGCATTAGAGCCGCATGCAAGGTCATGAAAACGCGCTATGCAAAACCTTTTGAAGCAGTACAGGTTAAGATCCCTTATGAAACTGGCATGGATCCCTTCAGCGGTTTGCTTGACATGTTTGAAAAACAAGGGTTACTAACCAAGCAAGGTAACAGACTAAAATATACAACCGCAGCTGGTAAAGAAATTTTAGAATTCCGCAAGGGCTGGACCGGAGATAAGTTAGAATCAATTATGCAGGATATTTCTCAAGGATTGATAAGTAGTACTTTAAGTGACTCTGTAGAGAATATAGAAATAGACCATGAGGAAGAATAGATAATGAATCAATCAACTGAGGCTTATTGGGGTTATCATTTAATATTAGATTTAACAGAATGTAACCAAAATTCTAGATATCCAAACAAAGAAAAAATATACCAATTTGCCAAACAGTTGGTAAGAGACATTGATATGGTAGCATACGGTGAACCTCAGGTTATCCATTTTGGTCCCGATGGCAAGCAAGGATACACCTTAGTTCAGTTAATAGAAACCAGTAACATTATTGGTCATTTTAATGATGATACCGGCGAAGGATACCTTGATGTTTTTAGTTGTAAAATATTTGACGTGGATGTTGTGAAAAAACTAGTTACTGAATATTTCCAACCTAAAAAAATAAGGGAATTATACTTAATAAGACAAGCCTAATGGAGGATTAAGTTAGTAAATGAACAGCGAATTTTTAATTGAAACATGGACAGTCTTATCCGAATATATTAAGGATAAACAATTAGCAGCGGATCAGTGGATAAGCATTTTGCTCGAGCATAATATTGATCAGGATACGCTTGATGAATTGGCTGATCACGACGTATATCTAGAAAACGCTATAAATGTTTACATAGAAAACGAAGACGACGAAGACGACAACATTGACGAATGGTAGAAATACGTAAGAACGTAGAAGTTTTTATTTTTAGTAATCGGCGCTGTGGAACTCATATACTAGTTTCTCATATCAAAAGAAAACATAAGTTACATGCCGGTATGGAACATCAGTTTCCATTACAATTTAATGATCACGCAAAATTTAATAATATTCCTTTAATTATAGCTACTCGCACTGATCTTTGGCAACATTGCCTTAGTGTATGTTATGCTGAAGCTACTTCTAGTTATGCGTTACATAGTACTAAAAATACTATACCATGGGAACCAAGGCCAATTGAAATGGATGTATCTAGGTTCCTAGATATATACTGTGGAATTCAACAAAGGTTTTTAAAGGATCTAGAGAATATAACTGTTCCATATCAATTTGTTACCTACGAGGATCTACTTGTATTGGAGAATAATAATATATTACAGCATGGCTATCTACAAACACCGGTTCCTTATGTAACATTAGTTACAAATGCCCAAAAGTTATACAACGCATTTCGCTACAAAAAAACTCTAAAAGATGAATTAAATTCTGCGTTCATTAAACTTAGACAGAACAGTGCTAATTTTTTTCCCGAGTTGACAATTTCCTAATATAGTATATAATAATAGTATGACACACTGGTATACAAAGGTAACTGATGATTTGAGTAATATACCCGATTTTATTACTCATTTTGAATCAGAGCTGGCACTTGCTCGAAGGGAAGTTGGTGTGCACGGTCTTGTGGAAAAAAATATCAAAGAACTTCCGGCTATAACCGAAATTAGATTCAATCAATTACAAGAAGTTGAAGCTGTTTTAAACTTTTTAAACATACAACTACGCAAAATACGTCGCAAACATTTTGTCAAATATCTTGAAAACTATCCTCGAGCACTTACTAGCAGAGATGCTGAGAAGTATGTTGATGGTGAAGACGAAGTGGTAGATTTTGAATCTATTATAAATGAAGTAGCATTGCTACGTAATAGGTGGTTAGGCATAATGAAGGGCCTAGATAGTAAACAG